CCCCACTGCCTACTGGATTAGCATTATCTTGAATATATGTACCTGTCTTTACAACTGTTGGATCTGTAAGTCGTAATAAACCAGTGCTATTATCAACTACTGTATTAATCTTACTTCCTTGAAATTTAGGGTTGTCAAAATCTTCTCTATCTTCAAATACATTTTGAGTATCCATTAAATCAGGTAAGTCCTGAATTACGCTAGTTTCTCCAAGACTAAAGTTGCCTTGGTCATCTTGAAATTTTAAAATATATTCTCCTTCTAAAGAAGCAACCGTTACATCTGTACTTGCACCAGCTAAAGACTCTACAATATCAGATGCGTTTTGAAATGTGCCTAATCCATTAGTTAAATTGCTATGTCTTACATAAACTCTTCCACCATGTAAAACATCAGGATCAACAGCCTTTGACCATCTGAGTCTTACTAAGTTATTACTAACTGGTTCAAGAGTTAGATTTTGAACATTACCAGGAGGTTCATTTTTACCAACAGCGTTTAGTGTTAAATTTGTAGATGCGTTTGATAATTTTAAACTTGCATTATAAGAAAAAACTTTAAATTCATATTTACCTGCTCTAGTATTTTCTATCTCAAAATCTGGTCTAAATACATCTTGTACTACCCAGTTTGTATCGTTATACCGATATTGAACTTGATACCGACTTGTACCCGTCACAGATACCCAAGATAAAATTATTTTTGCTATTGCAAGATTATTTTTTACAATAACTCTTTCTTCAGCAACTAAACCTGATGGTGGTGACTTCGGTTGATTTAATAATGATAAACTTCTTGCAGGAAGAGCAACTCCTTCTTCAATATTGGCATACTTGAGAGGATTGTAAGTTAATGCACTAATTGTATAATTAATACCATCTTGTTCTTCTACGGATATAACTCTAAATGTTTTTTTAGGTGAACCACCACTACCCGTACTCGATAAAACCCATATTGAGTTAGCACTTGGAGCTTGTGAAAATGCGGAACTTACGTTTATAACAGTGTTGTTATTAGTTATACCTCCTAAACCAGTAGGTACAGTTTCTGTTTCAACTTTACCATCAGGTAATATTACACTCAATTCTCTATTTAAACCTGCAAATGAAGATAAGTCCTGTGAATTATCAACTGTAATAGCTGTAGTTGTAGCACTTTTAATTCTTCCAGACCGTCTTTCAAGTTCTCGAACAGGATCACTAATAGCAATTACACTTCCAGGTCTAACTATTGCACCTGCATCTATTGAAGTCGTAAAGTTAACAACTTCTGACTCATTTTGTTCACTGAACAATACAGCTTTAGCCAATCTAATAGCTTGCGTTCTTGACGTTGTGGCAAATGCTTTTATTGTCTTTTTAATAATTCCTAATTTTGCTACAGCAGCAGTATCTTCAAAAACTTCATTATCTATTTCTCTACTATCCATATTGAAATAACTTACAGATATTACAGAATGTCTTTGTTTTAAACTACTTCCAGAATAAGAAAACCCAGCTTCAGTTACATTTGACAAACTAAATAAATAAGTTGGATCAGCTGGACTGTCCTGAGTAAGTGTTACTGAACCTGTTTGCCATATAGGAAAAGCTCTCATTACTCCAGCTAATTCATTTATTAAAGTAAATGCTTCCATTGTTCCCTGTATGCAAACATTACAAGCAAACCTAGCCTCTTTTGTTCCATCATCTAATGTAACTTCTGCATTTGCATACCTAGATGCCTGTACATAACTAAATAAATCTATATTTTCATATAACTTTGCATCAGTAGATTGATCTGGCGATATATGAACACCTAGCCCATATCTTTGGTTTACTAAAACATCTAGCAATATCATCGCAGGACAAGTACACCATACCGCAGCACCCATCGTTCCATTAAAAATATAGTTGTCGGGATATTGTATTCTACCTGTATTTATATCAACTGTAGGAGTGCCAGTACTATTTGCACCTGCACCAGGGATTTTTACTTTAATTCCACGGATACGAAAAGCTCTTTGTGGTACAGAACTAAATTGCTCTGCACTTAACCTTAATGTTGAGTACGCACAGTTAGGATAATTTTGAGGGTTAAATACAACTTCTTCAATTCTTGAAACACCAAAAGTATCTTGAATAAGATCTGGGTCACTATCAGCAGTGACTCTTACTACTCTAACTCTTGTATTTGCACCATAAGCAGTTTGTCCAAATAATTGTTGAGGTAAATTTATTCTATGCTCTCTGGAATAAGAATCTTTACTTCTTCCTGTTATAGTCTCATCTATTTTATCAGCGAAATCACCTCCATTTATCGAAAGTTGTATTTTATAATTAACTTCTGTTCCTAAAATATCTCCATTATTTTCAAATTTTTGTAATGCTAAAAATTGAACTGTAACTTCAACTGCGTGTTTACCTAATGTAAGGGCTGGACTTGTAACTGATGCACTCGTTGTAACAACAGCAGAGTTTGTAAGTATAGTATTCGATAGCTTTTCTAAATTCTCATTATCTAAATCACGCACGGGTGTTTGGCTAGCCGTGCCAAAACGAGGAGTAAAAGTAACATCTTCAAAATTAAAATCAGTATCAGTTAAATTATTTAATTTAGTTGTGAAATTTGAATCATCTGGGCTGACATTTAAAATCGAAGTATTATCTAAAAAAATATCAGCTAAACAAGCATTTTTATAATTAGCATTATTCTGAGCAATACCTTTTTTAGATGGTGTTGCAAAACCTTCTATCTCTCCTTCAGATAACAAATCTTGAATCGTAGCAAATTCTTTACTGTTAAGAGTATCTTCGGCTCTTTCTGGTTCTCTTGGAGCAGGTGGTCCTTTAGAACCTCTTATAATTTTACTCAAGATTCTTCTCCCGCAATAATTTGTTGTGTGTCAATACCTGCTGAAATAACAACTGATCCAGTTACTATTTCTCCGTAACACAAAGGTATGCTAGTTCCAGCCCTTGAAGTATTTTGTACTCCAGAAAAACTAAATGATATTCTAGGATCTTCTTCGTTGCTAAAGTCTTTAGGTTTAGGAAGAGGAAATAACATTTCACTAACACCCATTAATGTTAGACCTATTCCTAAATTCATTGCTGTATTTGCAAATAAACCTGCTGTTCCTGCTTTAAAAGCAGTAAATCCTCCACCTGTTACTAAAGCTAATCCTATCAATGCTACTCCTGCTAATGCTCTTCCTACTCCACCAGCACCAGTAATAACAGGAACAATACTTATATCAGAGTAGCCAATCGGATTATGTATATCTTCTTCACCAATTTCATAATTATCAACTAAGACTTGATAATAGCGATCTGCCATGTGTGCTTCTAATCCTTCAAAATTAGTTATTAAAAATCTTATGGCATCAGCAGTGGAATTTATCACAGCATCTAATTCTTTATGACCTACAAAGTCAGCTAGTTCTCCATATAATTTAACTTTTCTGAGCATAGCGATACCTCTTACCAGTACATTTTAACAACCATTCAGAGTAAGGCTCTCTACAAGATAGTCTATCTGCTAAATGATGTAAAACCATATCTCCTAAAAAAATCGCCACATGATTTAAAGTTGGGTACATGATAGACATTAATAAAACATCTCCTTCTTCTAGTGGTTCGTCTGCCCTGAGTTCTCTAAAACCTGTTCTCCAAGCATAGCTTTCAAATAATGGATCGAATAAAAACTCATCTGCTGTCATATTTCTTTCATAATCTTTTAAAGTAATTCCCTTTTCTTTTTTGTAATAATCAACGACTAAACTCCAACAATCTGTAACACCCCATACCCATTCACGACCCAATAAAGGTGCTTCATAACCTGTTGGTTCGACATAAGCCCATTGTTCTGTTTTTGGGTTAACAATATGCCAAGGTAATTTACTTTGTTCACAACTTACTTTATCTGCCTGACTAGGTTCTGGATTAGAAGTAGGGTGGCTATGAATCACGGCAACAATCTCACCTAAATTATCTGCTTTTACATAATCTTCTGGATTAAGAATAAAATGTTGATGCGATGTAATTGCTAAATTTTCACAAGGATAATATCTTTCTTTGCCTTTAATATTTAAAAGTAGTCCTACAGATTCTTTAGGATCTTGGTCTTTCGCATGAACCAATGCTTTATCCTGCCAACTCATTGAATAAACGTACCAATAGCAGGAAATAGATTCCTTGTACATTGTCTTTTAGGTATTCTTATGCCAGCCAAATCAAAAACTGCTGCTAATTCAAATTCAACAATTTCTCTATTTTCTGTAGCTTTACGATCTATTGTGTAAATTTCTCTTGGAAACTCAGCATTGGGATCTGGCGTACCAAATGGGTTGTTCCCACTAAAATTTGCATTATCAATAAATCTTGCCAATGTCCTTACCCTTGCAACAGTAGCACCTGTTAAATCATTACCTGCGGTAACTAGATTAACAGCATCAAACAATGTAGATATTGTTCCATAAGCATTACTAACTATTAATTTTGGTCTAGGTAACTGACCTTTTTGAAAAGCAAAACCTTCAGCAATTATTGGAAATCTTTCATATTTTTTACCTGCCCACTCTATATTTTGGTTTGTATGATTTGTTCCAGCGTGAAATCTAAAAATATTAGTTTCATTGTTACTAGATGGAGAGCCTGTATTAGTACCATGTAAAGTTGTCTTTAATGTCACTATAAATAATTCAATAACAGAAGTAGGATTTATTTTAGATATATCGTCAAAAATACTGCTATAAGCTTGATAAACAACAGTTCCATCGTAAACATTTTCACCAATAATATTTGTCCATGCAGGTTCACTAGAACCAGTTGTTCCTGCTGTAGTAACACGAAAAAACATCCCTGCAACTACGTTGGTAGGACAAACAATATCATTTAAACTTTTTGATGCAGTAGCAGTCCAAACAGTAGCAGCAGTCATGGTTCAAACACCTCTCGAAATGTAGCTTGTATTCTTGCTCTGTTTAAATATGGAATTGATTTGTTCCAATTTTCGCATACAAATTTAGAAGAGCTAGACTCACCTGGAGGAGTAAAATCAAAGCTAGTGGTATCATTTGCTCTTGCATCTAAAAAGTTTTCTATAGTGTCAGCACTAGAAATTCCTGTACTGTTAAAATTGTCTGACTCTGATACTTCAAAAGTAAGATTATAAACTTTTGGATTTTGATTTTCTGCGAGGCCAAACAATATGCGATGCTCATAGCCATCTGCAAAACGAACAGTTCTAGTATTTGGTGCGGATCTTTTTTGTACTCCGTAAGTAGGAGTTATTGAAGGAAAAGTAGCCATTATGCAAGTAAACCTCCAGGTCTTTTTTGCTGTACTAATTCAGATTGTACTGCTACAGATATAAGACGACCAAGTTCTCTACCTCTATCTTCATCACCTTCAACAGAGGAACCAGAAGCATCTACGTTTACTACTACGTTTGTTCCACCACCTAAAGCATGATTTGGTGTAATCATTCCTGATACACCTGGACTAAACATCTCAGGTCCACGTTCTCCAACAAGGTACGAGTTACCTCCTGTAACTGGTCCACCCATAGCTCTAGTAAAATTATCACTAGGTTTTGATCCTATACCAAAAGAACCAGCAGGAACAGTATTGCCATGTGTTGCTATCTGTTGATTTACGAGTTGTTGAGTACTAGGAAGTGAAGGAGTTAAAAAGTTTTTAAATAAACCAAAAATACCTGTTCTTAGTTGTGCTGCTAACATTTGTGCAGCCATGTCTGCAAAATGATCTGCTGTACGTTGAAATAAATTTCTTAATGCTTCTTGTGCCGTCATTGAACCTCTTATAAGACCTTTAAAAGATTCAGAAAAACTATCACCAATACTTTTTCCTAAAGCATCAATTTGAGTTAAAGGATCTAAAAGTCTTTCCAATTCATCAACTGGTGCTTTAATAATTGCTTGTCTTTCTAATTCTTTATTAAAATCTCGTTGAACTTGTAATAAGGCTTTAGCTTGATCTAATTTACTTTGAAAATTTTTACCAGCTTCTTCTCCTCTTTCTGTTTCTAACTCATCAATAGTTAATGCTCTAAGTGAACCATCTGATCTTCTCTTTACACCACCTCTAAGTGGATTTAATTGATCTAAAAGATTTGATTTTTCACTTTCTTGAATAATAATTTTTTTATTTTTAGAAAATATTTGTTCTAATAATTTTAATTCTGCCGATCTTGCACCATTAGTTTTTAATACATCTAATGCTATTTTAGCTTGATCTAAACTTAGTTCTTTTGATAATTGAGGTAAAGCATTTAAAACAGATTGATTATCTTTTAATCCTGTAAAAATATCAAAAGTACCTTCTGACCCAAATGTTTGAGTTAATGTAATTCTTGCTGCTGCCTCAAATTGCTTAAATGCCTTCAATGCTTCAAGTGCTTCATCTTTTGTCATTCCAAGAGACTTAGCAAATTCAGCTACTTGTTTTGAAGAAAATAACGAAGTTCCACCTGTAGCTGCTATTGAAACATTTAATTTATCTACAGCTTTATTGAAAGCTATAGCTTTTTCTATCTGAGCAGCAATAGCAGTAGCAAAGATAGATGCAGCAAAACCACCTCCAGGTGCAAGTGCTCCTCCAGCACCACCAGCTACAGCACCAAAGGCAGAACTTATACCACCAGCACCAAACAGAGCAGGAAAACCTCCCCCAATCAATGCACTACCAATACCACCTTTTAATCGTGCCGATGCACCGCCTTGCATTGCAAAAGGACCACTAGAATTTGCTTTTGCACCAAAACCTAATCTACTAAAAATGCCAGCAGCAGGAGGTAAAGCAGGACCAATATTTCCACCAGCCACACCAAAAGGTCCAGTAGACATCATTTGACTTGCAGACATTTGAGCTAGAGTACCTCTCATTTTTTTGGTATCTCCTTGTATTTTTTTTACGTTTTTATTAAATTCTTTAAATCCACCACCCATTCCTGCACGATTTGATCCAGCAGCAGATATTTCTCTAATTTCCCGTGATCTTGCTACATTTGCTTCTACTTTACCTTTAAATGCTGAAGTAGCTTGACCTGGGCCTATTGGACCAGAAAACATAGTTCCAGGTCTGATACCTCTTTCTGCTAACTTTTGATTCCTCATTTCAAGAGTAACTTGTTGTAAAAGTTTTGCTCTTTTTTCTAATCCAAGATTAAATTCTTCATTAGCTTTTACAAGATTTTTAGCTGCCTGTGTAGCTTGTGGAGTACCCAAAGTAGATTTGTTAAAAGCTGTATTAGCTTTATTAACCATCATGGATAAATCATTAAAACTTTGAGTTAAAGGTTTAATATTATTTGTTATTGAAGCAAAACCTTTAATTTTTGCATTTGCTTTTTCTATTTTTTCGTTAGTTTTATCTAACGCTCTGTTAAAGTTAGTTAACTGTCCTGCCTTTATCTTTACGTCAATATTTATTCCGTAATTAGCCACTTGCTATGAAAAACCAAATATTAAACCTATCTTACCTTCTTTTGCCTTTTAAAGCACTAACTCTTTGTGCTTGCTCTTGTCGTTTTTCATATTCTTCATTTTCTATTTCTGCATAAGCAGCCCAAGCTATCATTTCTTCAACAGTCAAAGTTTCACATAACTCAGCTACAGTTTTATGTAACTGTTTAGCTAGAGCAAATATAAATTTCCAATCACCATTAGCTTTTTAAATCGGCTTTAGCCTCTTTTACCTCCCGATCAGCACCAGCACTGATCATTGCTAAT